ATGCTGACATTGAGGGGTTGAAATCTATCAAGTTCGAGGATTTCATCAAGCAACCACTTGAGGGAATGTTGTATGACATCAACCGAAACACTGCAACAATCCTAACATTTATCGAAGACCCCAAATGGGTTAATGACTTTGCGCTAACAAAGTTACTTGAATACTACTATAATAAATGTAAAGAGTTTGAATATGGAAAATTGAACGATAACGAGGTGAAAGAAGTAGCCAAAATGCAGATGAAGATTGATACCTATGAATCTTTCATTAGTTCCGTGTGTGTAATGGTCGTCACAAAGAAAACTGATATAAATTATCTTCTTTTTGACGGTACTGAACTAACCAGAGAAATGAATAAGATTTGGCGTTATGTAAAAAAAACAATAAAAGACAATGAGAGTAAGAAAGATAGCCAAACAACTTAAACGGTGGTACAAAGGTGTTACATTCGATGAACATGAAGAACCGATATACAAACACAAGGTCGGAAGCATCCAAGCAAAGCAAGACTACATCGTAAGAATGTCACGCAAGCATTATTTCGGACTTAGAGATAAATACCCAGTTGGTTCAATGATGTGGAATCTGTACACGCACAAGGCTTGTTCACCTTATATTTTTGAGGATATACTTGATTTTTGGTGTATAAAAGTACCTTAACACTACAAAAGAAACGCTGTACGGCTATTTTAAGGCTTGCTACAGCGTTTTCTTTATCTCTCCTTAATAGTTGTCCACCGAGCAAAAGAAATGCGCTTAAAGTGGCTTATTTTGATTCGACGGGAATTGCATATTCTTGTTCTTTGTTTTTCTTCTCGTCTTCATCAAGGGTTTTCTTTAAATAGTCCGCGCCAGACGGCATAGAACCAAAGCCACCTCCGTTGAACATGGAGCCGATAATTCCTAATCCAAACAAGTCAAACAAGCCGTTATTCCCAAATTGGAACTTTTTACCCCAAAGCAATTCGCATAGTGTACTAAGATGTGCCTCAGTGGTCATTTTGTCCTTGTTGTACTTTTGCTTTTCAAACTCATCAAGTTTGTAGAACTCTTCACTGTAAATGAACTCCGTCTTCGACACAAGGCTTTCAAGCGTAACCTTGTACTCGTCTAAAAGTTTTTCTCTTTCCATAATTTTATTTGTTTTTTATTTATTAGCGACAAGGTTCTCCAATTTCCTCTACAAGTTGGCGCATAAGAAACCCTGACAGGTATGCTGCATCCTCGGAGTAATAAGGTACATCATAAGCATCTATGATAACCGTTACAACGTGTGCAAGTTCGTGAGCGCAAGTGTCCCAGAATTGACTTGGGGATGTTGCATCTCCTATGTATATCGCGGACATTTTCAACGTTTCATTGCTAACAGCCATTCCTGTATTATAGTTTGACAATATGCGAAGTGCTTTTTCTGCATTGCGTATTGACATACCAAAACTACGCATTTGCTCTACTAACACTTTGTGTTCAAACACTGTGTCGAAATCATAGACAACAACCACACCCCATTCATTGTGGGGGAATTTAAGATAGGCTTGCTTCATAACATTTCCTCCCACATGATAGGAACGCCTGCGTTACACATCTTGGTAACGAAGCAGTCCAAGGTGTTCTCTGGCATACCATCAGGGTCACAAAGTGTTTCTTCAACAAACGATGCACGCTGCTCGTCCGTCTTGCAAGTCTTTGGGTAATCAGCAACCGCCATATTGAAAAGATACCATGCCGTATAGATGAACTCATTAGGAAGTTCAACCTTGTTTTCCTCCAATACTTGCTTCACATCGTCCAACTTGCGGACAACGATATGCTTCATTGTCTTCGTTGCAGGGTCTTTCATTTCCATGTTGGAAATAGCCCACTCAGCCAAATTCTTGCTGAACATTCCATGCCAGTAATCCTCATAGATTGCTCGGCTTTCTGATATATAGTGCTTCATAATTCTTTCTATTTTAATAAACATTGGAAAGGATTGAAGGACTATTAAAATCCCCCAATCCAAACTTTACAATCACATAAAACGTCCACGGCTGTCACGACGGCGACGGTACTGTTCATCTTCATCCATCCAATCGTCCTCTTTGTCTTCCCATCCGTGCTTGTAGCCCATGCGATAGCCATCACTGTAGTCACCACGCATATTTGCGCTTGAACCACCATAGCTGCGATAGCCACCACTGCGCATCATTGAACGCATATTAGAGCGCATCTGCTGCTTGCTCTGCTCATCGTCTTTGTCAATAAAAATCCAACCTGACATAATCTTATTCTGTTTTAAGGATTAAACGTTGCTTGGCGAAGGGGAGTCCAACTTCTGCAAGATTCCAAGGATTGTGTCGAGTTTCTTGTCTGTCTCTGACTGACGACGTTCAAGGTCTGTAATAGTGCGAGCCTGTTTCTTTTCCTCGGCATAACGTGGATTCAAAACCTCAAGCATCTTCTCGGACTCTGCAATCACGTTCTTGTGCAGTGGAATTTGCTCTAAAGCCTTTTTAGAGGTCTGTAGCATGTTGTCCACAGCCTGCAACATTGCCTCACGGCTACCGCTGAACGTTTCATTGCCTTGTGCGGCAATTTCAACATTGAGAGGTATGCTGTTGATAACCCTGTCGCTTCCGTTTATCGTAACTGTCAAATCTACGACTTGCTGAAAGTTCATTCCGTTCATCAGATTTGGGGTTTGTGTTTGATACTGAGGACGTGGCTGCGACTTAGCCTTGACAGTTCCTATTTCGAGCGTCGGACGCTCACCTTTTTTCAATACATAGAATGGACTACCATTCGTCAAACTTTGTATATCCATTGTTAATTACTTTTGATTGTTAAACACTAATTACACTATTGTTCGAGACAAAAGAGCCAAGATTCCGTTAAACTTGTCGTTAAGAATCTCCATAACGCTTACGTTAAGAATGTCTGCCACAGTCACCGCCGTTCCGTTTGGAAGGGTTAGTGGTCTTGTTACACCATTCAGTGTAAGTGTTATTGGCAATGTAGTCGTTGCATCAGACGGAATAGGATTTTCCATTCGTACAATGAATTTGCCTATCGGCTGAATACGCCTCCAACCAAGTGCAATGTTCACGGTGTCAGTTCCTACGACAACTTGTGTATTCGCAATATACGGCTCACCACCTGCGTTAATTGTTATATTGCAGTTATTACAATTACAACTCATGCTTTTACCTCCTATGCCATAAATTTAGAATACAAAGTTATTGCCACCGAATCCGTTGCCGTAATATCCATTGGGGTAAAAACCACCACTTACATACGGTGTTGCGTTAAACACCTGCAAGTTCGGATATTGAACACTGACAGTTTCTGGCATACGACACTTGATGTCATCCACCTCACGGGCAAGAGCTGAAATCTGACCAATGACAGGAGCAACTGCTTGCTGAACAACGCCAGTGGTGAAGTTCTGAGACTTCAGTGTTGCCACCTCTGCCGTAAGAGCCGTAATTTCACGGTCTTTGCGGTTAGATTCCAACTGGTCTATCTTGTTGTCAAGAGCAAGATAGTTACGGTTCATCGTGTCAGTCAATGCGTAAGTTTGCTGACAATCAGCCAACTGCTGTGCTGCGCGTGTTGCGATAATGTTGTCGTTGACATTGTTAATGCTGTTTTGGAGGGCATTTGTCTGCTGACAAAGAGCCAACTGATTGTCGCAGCAGCACTTCTGAATTGTGCTTGCAAGGTTAGCATCACCTGCCTGTACTGCGTTAATCAACTGCAAGGTTGACATACCCTGTGCGTTGGCAATCTGATTAAGGGTGTTCTGAGCCGACTGAATACCACCGTTCAAGAGATTAAAGTCTTGACCTACCATTGTGCTAAGTGTCTGAATAGCGGTACGTGAAGCCTCTCCTTGTGCGGTAATAGCGTTCATAATCAACTCACGACCGCTGTCATTGTTCAGTTGGTTGCTGATAAAGCCTGCACCACCTGCGCCACCGAAACCACCTCCGAAACCGAAGCCACCGTTGTTCCATCCGAAAAGCGAAGCAATGATAGCCACACCAAGAAGGTCGTATATACCGTTCATTCCGTTTCCGAAACCGAAACCGTTATTACCCACACCGAAACCACCGATGGGGATAGAGAAAGGAATGTTTCCCATTCCTGCGTTTCCCGAATTTTCACTTGGGAGCTGATAAATCTCTGCCATAAATTTGTAAGATTTAATTTGTAAAACTTTTAGTTATTTTTCTCGCTTTGTAACGTTACGCTTGCAAAGATACATTACAAACAAATTAAATCCTAATGGGACATTTTCAAGTCCGTGTATTATTTGCAGAAACTGTTTAAATAAAGGTGTTTCAAAAGGCTAATCTTTCTGTGGACAAATTATTTTCAAAAAACAAAAAAAAAGCAACCACCTAATACATAGATAGTTGCACTATTTTATTTTCAAGTATTTTTTAATTTTATTCCGTCAGAGTATTAAAGTATTTAATGACTTGCGGCAAAGCCATCAAAGCGACGGATGCCACACCGATTGCGATAAGGTATGCGTGATTGTAACAGGCATACCCGATACCTCCGATTGTGCCTAAGATATACAGGCATATCAGAGCAAAATAAATGAATCCTTTGTACTTCTCCATAATTGTGTTTGTGTTTTAAATTGTTAATAATAATGAGAATATAGTGCCACGCACAAGACCGCAGATGTCTGCCGCCCAGTCACGCTCGTCAGCACCCTTGTACTTCCACTCGTCATAGATTTCCTTCGCCACACCTGCGATGAAGCCAGCGAAGAAAGCACATGCGGTTATCGTTTCCCACTCCTTGCCGATGAATAGCCTACAGAGACAGGCGGCAAGTAAGGATATGGTACATGTCATGTCGTCGTGTAGTATCTTATCCTTCCCCAATCCTGCGAACCAATCTAAAATCTTACTCATAATCATACATCGTGTTTGTGTTAAATTTTAACTTGAATATCTTAGATATTTACTTCTTTTGGCAAAGATAGTTATTTATATTCAATTATCAATGGCTTTATCACGGAAATCTGCGACTTTTAACAAACAATTTGTAACTTTGCCAGAAAAAGGTATGTTTGACAAAGTGAGATACAGGTTGGTTTACAACAGAAAGGGGAAATTGAACAAGGACGGCAGAAGCCTTGTGCAAGTGGAGTGTCTGCTTAACGGCAAGAGGATTTACTTCTCAACGAAAGTCTACCTATATCCGTATCAGTGGGACGGTCATTATATTGTCAATCATCCTCTCGCCAACCAACTCAACCAGTATATCTTCAACGAACTGATAAAGATACAGCGCATAGAGTTCGGGTTCATACAGAGAGGAAAGAATCCCACGCTTGCCATGCTAAAGAACGCCGTCAGACATAACATTTCGTCTTCTGCCACGTTCCGTGATTTCGTCACGTCAATCAACGAGCATTCATCTTCAAGAGGCAAGCACACGAAAGCCTCCTACAACACCCTTATAAAGATAGTAGACCGCTTTGACAATGATGTAACCTTGGAGGAGATAGACATAGACTGGCTTAACAGGTTCGTGGACTGGCAGAAGTCTCAGAGGATGTCGCAGTCGACCATATCTGGGAGGCTTAAAGGCATAAGGTGTATCGTTAACGAGGCGATAGCACGTAAGTTGATTAGCAGTGACGATGACCCCTTTCAGCATTTCAAGATTCCGAAGATTAAGAACAGGACTGAGTTTTTGTCTATGGAGGAATTGCAAAGGCTTGAAACAATACCATTGAGGAAACGGGAGGCTTATATCCGTGACGTTGCCCTCTTTGCCGTCTATACGGGACTTAGATTCTCTGACCTCAATACTCTTACCTCAGATAATGTCATAACAGAGAATGGCAATATGTGGCTTGTCAAGACACCAGAGAAGACAAGGAAATCATCGGGTGTCACGGTAAGGCTTCCCATCTACGCCCTCTTTGACGGGAAAGCCGTAAAACTGATAGAGAGATACAGGAAGGTAGAACGGCTCACACACGTAGGTAACAATGCCGCAGCCAACAGGACGCTGAAAGACATCATCCACAAGATAGGAATACCTGACAGCCGTAAGATAACATTCCATACACTAAGGCATTCTTGCGCCTCCCTGCTTATTGCCAAGGGTGTACCGATAACCACCGTCCAGAAGATATTGGGTCATAGCAAGATTTCCATGACGGAAAAGTATTCGCACATCAATGATTCGGTAATACAAAATGATATAGAAAAAGCGTTTGTTGCTGAAAAAGTACACGCTGATGCTACTATTAGTCAAAAACCACCCTCCAAAAACGATGTTTTTCGCTTATAAAAAGGGGGGGGTGAAAGGTTGGAAAGATAATATCTGGGCGGAGTTAGTATCACAAAAATGTATAATGAAGCAATAGATTTCAACGATATTACAACGCCTGGCGTTTATCAAATTATTTCAAACTATATGGATGTGGCAGAAAATGGACCTGGTACGCTGATTACTGGTGGGTTCCGATTCAGAGTATTTAAACATAGTGGTACGATAATCCAAATTGGAGTAAGTGCGAGTGCCCAAGTCGCTATAAGGGTTTGTTGGGATACAAGGTGGAGTTCTTGGAAATCATTATCACAATGAGGTGGGTTAGCCCACCTCTATTATTCAAACCTTTATTCGTCAACCAATGACGGTTTGTACCATTGACAAGGTAGTGACGTATCATATCTTACATACCCTATATAGAGCATATTTACTAATGTTTGGGATGCTTGTGATGTTGTCCTTAATACTATATGTGTTTTGTGGATTGTAGAACTATTTGATGCTTTCCAAACAAACAACTCCCCATCTTTCCCATCAGTTACATCTGTTTTTGTTATAGATAAGACAATATTCGCTCCGTTTGGTATTGCATCTATAATATCCCTCATAGTGCAAGGCGTTGTTAGACCAAGTTTTATAAGTGATGTCGATTGCATACCGCCCAGAATATATAGAAGATGGAAATAAATCCACCCCCTACGTAGTACTGATGTTTGTAAGACTATACTTTGATACAAATTTAATGGACGAACTTGAACGAGAATAGATAATACGGTAATGAACAGGATTACTCGCACTTGCCATTTTTATATCAAAAATCCAGTTCATAGCACCTTGGGTAGATACAACTATTTGACAATAGGAAGTCAGTCCGCTTGCCCACGAAGGCAGAGTGGATGTGTCAAATTTATAGAAATACATTCCAACACCCAGTTCGTCTAACATGGTTTGGAATTTGTAATTTTCGCTTGAGGACATTGCAAAGTATCCATTAACGCCCAGCAATTATTCCTGGGCGAAATCTTCTTTGGTCAAAAAGCCAAAGATTTAGGGTTAAACACTAACCTTGACAACCTAATAGAGTGTTGCACCTATAGATGCCCGAGCCAAAGTGCAGCACAGAGTATTGTTAATTCACCATTCAATCATGGCTATTTATTATTTCTTATGTCGCCTTACATGTTGAAGGATGGTGTTATCGACTATGGTATGCAAATAGCGGTTTCCCATTCTGGTATTAAAGGCAGAAACAAGAGTGGCTCAGCGAATGCATGGGGTGATTGGAAAAATATACTTACTTTTTAACTTTGTTCAATTTCTTTTTGTTGCCTTTGCCAACAAAATAATACCACTATGGCTGCAAGATATTATGACTATCAAGTCTCAAAGGCATCTGGAGTGTACAACTAATAGAGAGGTCAACGCCTCTCTATTAGTTATCCAACAGATAGTTTGCGCCAAACTCTCCATGATTTACCATTATCAACGGAAACTCTAACCCATACATTTAAGTAAGATACGCCTACGGGTATATAGACTTGTAAAATCCAATATTGTTGAGCAGTACTACCTGTCCTGTCCTTTAGGACTAAGAAGAACCCTGCAAGGTTGTGTCCTATTTTTTCATCATAATAAGAATTTTGATATAGGTACATTCCTCTTTCAGTCAAGGTGTCCGGCGTATCTTTCTCTATTTTTTCATTTGGATATACCGCGCCCAGAACTGATGCCAAATTGGCTGCGGTGATGGGGTTGATAGCGGTTACTCCTGCGTTGGTCGCAAGGAGATGCGTTGCGGTTGTCACTGCGCTCGTAGAGACACGTGCGTCGTTGATGGTGTACGATGTTCCACCGATGTTCATTGTTGTAATTGATGCCATAATATTTAAAAATTTTGTGTTTGTGTTATTATTATTTCTAATCATCCGTGGCAGGCATATCCCTACCGTCAGTATAGTCTGTTATCTCAACGTGTGAGAAGTGGTACATGACGACGCTTGTCACATCGTACTCCTTGCCGTCCTCCTGCTTGGTGGACGATTCCATTCTTATCTCTGG